TTGTCACGTTTTCCTTTTCATACGTATATACGTATAGAAGCGGCAAACACATACTTATTTTTTTCGTTCATAACCAATTGAAAACACTAGCATTCATTAAAAATTTTCAAAAAGTACCAAAAAAAAAACTTCTGCGATGGCTTGACATACTTGGCAAGCTTGGATACTTTTCACTCAACGACGACGGGGAAGGCCACAAGGCCAGACACAAGGCCGCCCGCAGGTTCTTTGAAAATCAAATAGCGCACTAAACAAGATTAAACGAGTAGTCCCATAGAAGCGGGGAACACTAAATCAAATATCGTTCCTCGCTTTTATTGGAGCTAATCGAATCCAATAGTGGATATAATAGAAAATCAAAAAAGGGGAAAGAAAATGACCAGTTTTGATAGTCTTACAAAGGCGGAATTACGTTGCAAGCTCCGCGCTTACTTCGGACCTCGAAACTACCGTATTAGTAGCGAAGGTGCAGTTTACGGGCATGAAAGCGGGCAAGGTTGGTACTACCTCGGGCGTCTTGAGTTCGTTGAAAATGAAATAACACGTGAACGCGGCAGCGTGTGGCGTGTCAGGTAAATAAGGGAATAAGGCCATGAAAGCAAACGACATTAAAACGGTCAAACACGGTAACTTCCTCATGCTGCAATACAATGGAAACACGTTACAAGGCGTCTGGAAGCGTTCCCGCAAAGGGCGGACGCTTTACGAAAGTGACACCTTTGGCCGTTGGTATACGTCCATGAGGGAAGCAAAGGAACACACGGCAGCGGCCTTTTCTGACCTGATAGCAACGCTTGACGGTCTGCACCAATAAACATGGTCTGCCGTTGACAAGCCGTGAGCCTACGCGGTTCGCGGCTTGAATTAGGGCTTATCATATCCAGCCTTGCCAATAAAAAACAAAAAAGGGGAATGAAAATGATTCGAATTTCAAAGGTTTCAAAGCTTGACGGTATTAAGTCGTGGTCACTTCCCGCTCGTGAAACATGCCCAGGCTCATTTATCAATGGAGAGCTTTGTCCAGTATGTAAAGGCTGTTAGGCGGCGTCCGGTAACTACCGCTTCCCAAACGTAAAAGCTCCGCGTGAAGAAAATAAGCAGGATTGGAAACGCGATGCATGGGTTGATGATATGGTAAAGGCCCTTGATAAAGCTGAATATTTCCGTTGGTTCGATAGCGGCGACGTATATTGCCGTGAGCTTGCCGTAAAGATAAAGGAAGTGATTAAACGGACGCCTCATGTGAAACATTGGTTGCCGACTAAATCATACCGCGTTGCCGCTATCCGTCCCATACTGGATGAAATTAAAGCCCTGCCGAACGCTTGTGTCAGATACTCCGCTCTTGGCATTGACGGCAGTTATGAAAGTGGGCTGCATGGTTCGACCGTTGTCCCCACATATGACACCGAGGTTCCATCCGAAGTGCACATATGCGGAGCCTATGAGCGCAACGGTAAATGCGCAGGATGTCGCGCATGTTGGGACAAAGGCGTGAATGTTGTCGCCTACGTAGCACATGGGCGGTCTATGGCAAAGGTAATTAAAGACAATTGCGCCTAGTCACATCCACGCTTGCCAATAATATCAGTTATGCCAAGTAAACGGGCGGGGACGTGTAAAGCGTCCCTGCCGTAAACCTAAGGAGAAGCGCCATGTTACCTTTCGTCGGACACGCAATAAACCAGACCGGCAAAGAGTATCTTATTTACTACAACCTCGGCGATATCGTCCCAGAAGATAAGGGATGGTGGTTCTACGACGAAAGCGGCAAGCCTGACAACGATGTCGGACCTTTCCCAACCTTTGTAGAAGCCTATACCGCAGCAGTAGAGCTGCCATAAAAGGAGAAAAAGCCATGACAAGTGAGTACAGAATCTACGTTGCAAGCCTTTCAGACTATAACAAAGCTGTCCTTCACGGACGTTGGATTGATATAGACGGATCAACAACGGTTGAAGACGTGATGGACGAAGTAAATGAAATGCTGGCCGAATCGCCTTCGGCAATGGAATATGGCGATAAAGCGGAAGAATGGGCTGTGCATGACTACGAAGGCTTTCACGGCTTAGGTTTAGGCGAATGGGATGACTTTGAGACATTTATCAAACACGCTGAAATGCTGGAAGAATACGGCGAGGCTTGGCGAGTGTATGTCGGCTTCGTTGGAAGCGAATACGCGAATAAAAGTGACTTCGAGGATAGTTATCGCGGAACGTACAAGGATGAAGTGGACTTTGCTTACGAGCTGATAGACGAGCTTGGCCACCTCAACAACGTACCGGATACCGTCAGGAACTACTTCGATTATGAAAAGTTTGCCCGAGACTTGTTCATTACGGATATGTACGGCGAACACGGTGAAGACGGCGAGTTCTATGTTTTCTGGCGTAACTAGGGCACTTGCGCCCTTAACTATCAAACTTCTCGATAAAAGCTGTTGTGCATTCATAGGGGCCGGATGGGAACCGTCCGGTCCTCATAGAAAACATAACTCAAATAGATAAAGGAGAACGCGACCATGACTACTTCCGAAATCGTTCTTGGGATTTACCGCAGCGAGTACACGAATGCAGATGAAGCAATGCGTAATAACGCGCTTCACATTGTACCAAGCACGTGGACATATACAGACTACACAGGTCTCGCCGATCTTCTGGATGTTCTAAGTACAGCCGGAAGATGCGCTGAAGGTGACAGCGGTATGTTCAAGGCTGTTCAATGTAATCCTGACGGCACATTTCAGGATATTACATGGGAAGCACTGAACGCGGCATAATATAACCCTCATACCCTCCGAGGAGTCATCAGGCCACGTCTGGTGGCTCCGAATGAGAGTATGTAGGTAGACGAAAGAAAACAATATTGACATCACATTTTGGATGCTTATTAATTCCTTCTCCGAAATTAATCAAGCGTTACCCTGTACTTCTAAAAAGGAGGAATTTCAGTGAGTTCTGCCAAAAGCCGCTACTTCTACGCTTCTGTACCACTCTTGGGGAGCTTATACTTAGAAACAAATTCGGTTGTAAAATGCCCGAGGGCTTGCTACTTTGAGCATAGAGATGGCGAGTACGTTCTGTACTTCCGTAAAACCCTTATCATTTATACGCCACCAACGTGGTGTCCGCAGAAAATCTTATAAAAGGAGTTAAAATGAAATTATCCAGTACGTTTGACGCGGTGAAACAGTTCTACGTTCTAGACCCTGTTATGCCTCTCCGCCTATGCCTCACTTTCTTGTTCATTGCTAAGAAGGGCAAAGAAGGCGCAACCATGAAGGAGATTGCGACATTTCTCGATCTTCCACAGTCTGCAACAAGCAGACAGGTAGCGGCTCTTTCAGATCACCACTGGAATAAGAATAAGCAGGGATTGGGACTCGTCACAACGGAGATTGACCCTGACGACTGGCGTCAGAAAATCATCAAACTGACATCTAAGGGGCAACGCCTCGCTGAACGACTGGAAGCGATTGAATGATTGTGCGGGAATGGTTTTGCGAATGATAAGGAGGTGCTATGGGAAAATCGAGACTTCCACGAGGTATCCGCAGAAGAGGGGAAAAGTTCTTAGTCAATGTGTATCACAATGGGAAACGGAAGTATGTCACTTGTGAGACACTTGTCGAAGCAATGGAGAAACAAGCAGAACTAAAAGAGGCCATGCTTTCAGGGAATGCATACGAAGGCCCACAAGTTCAATCCAGAGTACCAGAACGCGCTCCAGAAGATACGTGGACGCTTCAAGAGGCTGTCGACCGTACCCACACAACATACTGGAAGGGGACGCGAGGCGAAACCGCAGCACTTAAAAACATAAGGTTCGCTCTCCGGCACTTCGGAGAAGACAGGGCAATCCATACCATTACCACGGATGACATAGACGAATACGTGGAATGGCTCCAAGAGATCGGAAACAGCAACGCGACTATCAACCGCAAGTTGTCTGCCTTGTCTAAAGTTATGTCATGCGCCATTGAGCGCGGGAAGATGAAGGTCAAGCCGAAGCTGTCCCGTAGGAAAGAAGGGAAGGGACGTATCCGCTTTCTCACTGATGAGGAAGAGGTTCGCCTTCTCGCAACCATGAAACAGCTTGAAAAGCACGACCACTACGATGCGACCGTGGTCTTCATAGACACCGGAATGCGCATGAGTGAGTTATGGAACCTACGTGGTAAGGACATCCACTGGGCCACGTCTAAGATTGCCATATGGCAGAACAAGACGGACATCCCGCGCTCCATCCCAATGACAAAAAGGGTAAAGGAGATCATCGCCCGTCGTATGAAAGAGTACGAGGACGAACGCCTGTTCCCCTATGATAACGGATGGTTCCGCAATGGTTGGGACCGTGTACGGGCTATCTTGGGCTTTGAGAATGACCCGCAGTTTATCCCGTATGTGCTCAGGCATACCTGCTGTTCCCGCATGGTGCAGGGAGGAACCCCGCTGCCGCACGTTATGAGGTGGATGGGACACACCTGCATCCAGACCACCATGAGGTACGGGCACCTTGCGCCAACTGACCTTGACTCCTGCGTAGCCGTTCTGGAGGAAAGAGGCAGCAGGTGGGGTGCTGTCGCAAACGGTTAATTTAAATTAAATCTTGTGTGCTTTCATTCTTTTTGGTACATCCCCAATCTGCCCCAATTTGTCCCAATTTGTACCAATCGAATGCTGAAAAGAGTGGATACAAGGGATTCGCCGGAGTGATGGAACAGGTAGACATATCGGACTTAAAATCCGAAGATCATTATTGATCGTGTGGGTTCGAATCCCACCTCCGGCACCACAGACCAACATCAAATTGGTACAATTCAGTACCAAAAATTGATTTAAAATCTGACGTAAAACCCGCACACATTACATCCACTCCTGAATACAGCACACAAAACCCCGCAGGGACTGGCTTAACGGCTGGTCCCTTTCTTTTTATTTTATCATACCCACAAATGCATGGGATTTTTCAGTTGGTACAGCCCAGTACCAATTTTGTCCCAATTTATTGGTGCGCTCGTATGAGTGCGCCCTAATTCCTCGTTAAAAATTCTCACATGGGATTTAATTGGGGCCTGAATTGGTGCAAATGGTGAGACTCAACTTTGGATATGATTATTCGTAGTGGTTTCAGGAAGTTGTAATTAAGACGCACTGAATAAGCAGTACAGGGAGCGTCTAAAGGGAAACTATAGGGAACCTAAAGGAGAACTAAAGTGGAAGATAAGCTGAAAGAAAGTGTACTGGCTCACGCTCTGGACATGGTGACTGACCTTGACGATGACATGCTGGCTGAACAGGTCAAGCTCGAACAGGAAATGCAGGGCATGGGCATCGAAGCGTACCGCTCACGTATCCAGAAGAGCCGTGAGAAGGGCAGAGAATCCCGCACAGATTACGGCACGGCAATGATGGCATCCACTATTCCCGTCTTCGGAGAGGCTATAGAAAATTTCATCAAAGAGGCTACAGGAAAGGCAGGACGCAGACATATCGCACTCAAGTATCTCCGTCAGGTTGACCCTAAGATCGCTGCGTTTCTCACGATCAAGATCATCCTCGATTGCATCGCTGTGAATAAGACCATGCAGAACGTAGCATACGGCATCGGCACATCCATCGAGGACGAGTGCCGCCTTGCGAAATTCAGGGCAGAAAACAAATACGCATACGATAGGGCACGTGATGAAGCGGACGAATACAGCACCACCTTCCGCAAGACGCGTGTCATGGTTCACTACATGCACAAACAGGGCATTGAGTGGGAGCCGTGGTCTAAAACGCACAAGGTCCAGCTTGGTCTCAAGCTCATTGACCTGTGCATAGCTTCTACCGGCCTGTTCCAGACGTACACAGATGAGTCCAGAGGTAAGAAGAACACGCCTATACACATCCAGCCTACGCAGGAGTGCATGGAGTGGATTAACAGGCGCATGGCGCGTTGTGAGCTGCTGTCTCCGGTGTACATGCCCTGCGTCGTTCCGCCGCGCCCTTGGACAACTGCGACTAAAGGCGGATACTACACCCAAGCCGTCCCCCAGTTGAAGATGGTGAAGACACGCCACGCTGAGTACATTGAGGAACTTTCAAACCGCGTTGACGAGATGCCAATTGTCTACGATGCCATCAATGCACTTCAAGAGACTGCCTTCAAGGTGAACGTAAAGGTGCTGGATGTAATGCGTGAAATCTGGGACAGCGGAGGGAACATGGGCGGTCTCCCTGCACGTGACGACGAGCCTGTGCCCACGCCGCCCACGATGCCTGAAGACAGGGACACATGGACTGACGACCAGTATAACACACTCCGTGAATGGAGAAGAGCTGCCAGGGCTGTCCATGTACGCAATCACAGCCTGTTCTCCAAGCGGCTGCAAGCTGCAAAGGTCATCTGGATTGCAGAGAAGTATGCAAAGTACCCTCGTATTTACTTCCCGCACCAGTTGGATTTCCGTGGGCGCATCTACGCAGTACCGAAGTACCTCAACCCGCAAGGCAACGACGCTTCAAAGGGCCTCCTCCTGTTTGCAGACGGTAAGCCTATCGTTGACGAGGAAGCTGCCCGTTGGCTGGCTATTCACGGTGCCAACGTGTGGGGCGAGGACAAGTGCAGCTTGGACGACCGTTACAAGTGGGTAAAGGAGCACGAGGAAATGATTCTCGCCATTGCTGACAACCCGCTCGATGTCACCGAATGGGCACACGCAGACAAACCGTGGCAGTTCCTCGCATTCTGCTTCGAGTGGGCAGGATTCGTGAGGGATGGCTACGGCTATGTAAGCTGTCTTCCGGTCGCAATGGATGGCTCCTGCAACGGCCTCCAGATATTCAGCCTCATGCTGCGGGATGAGGTAGGCGGTGAGGCTGTGAACCTGCTGCCTTCCGAGAAGCCAGCCGACATTTATCAGGTTGTCGCTGATAAGGTATTGGCAAAGTTGCGTCTTATCACATCCAGTATTGCCAACTATTCCGACGAGGAAGTCGCACTGGCACAGCAGTGGCTGGACTTCGGTATCAACCGCAAAACCACCAAGCGGCAGGTCATGGTGCTGCCTTACGGTGGCACGGTGTTCTCCTGCCGTGAGTACACTGAACAGTACATCAGGGACAAAGAGGAGGAATACCGTTCTGTTCACGGCCCTAAGGCTGACATATCTGGGCTTCACCCTTGGGGAGACAAGCTGTTCGTGCCGTCGAACTTCCTGTCGAAGCTCATATGGGAAGCCATCGGTGAAACGGTCATCGCTGCACGTCAGGCTATGGACTGGCTCCAGAAGGTGGCACGTGTCGTTACGCGTGAAGGTCTCCCTGTAACGTGGAAAACTCCTGTCGGGTTCCCTGTGCTTCAGGCATACCCTGACATAAAGAAGAAACGCATCAAGACACACATCGGTGAGGGCACCAGAATCGACCTCACACTGGTGGAAGAAACAGACCAGATCGACAAAAGGCGGCAGGCAAACGGCATCAGCCCGAACTTTGTCCACTCTCTGGACGCAGCCGCGCTTATGAAGACGGTCTACGACGCAACACATCGTGGCATCCACTCGTTCGCTATGGTGCATGACAGCTACGGCGTCCCTGCCGCAGATGCTGCACTCATGGCACGTACCCTGCGCGAAGTGTTCGTGAATATGTTTACAGAACATGACGTTCTCGCTGAGTTCCGTGCAGATGTGTTGGAAATGATTGGAGAAGAGGCGGCTGTAGAGATTCCGGCTATGCCTGAAAGAGGCACCCTCGACATCACCAAGGTGCTGAAGTCGGACTTCTTTTTTGCCTAATCATATCCAAGTTTGCCATGTAAAATGGAAGAAAACCATGTGTTTGGAATTAGGGCGCACTGAATAAGTGACAGGCGGAACGGAGGTCGTTGGTCCGGCACTTCGTAGGTGGCACCACTCCCAATACGGACCCGTTAAGTGAAGCCAAGCAAGCCATGCAAGAGGAGCGAAAACCTCAAGGCAAGGGAGCCGCTTTAATTAGGGCGCACTGAATAAGCAAGCAGCATGGTGCTGTGGAACAACAAACCAATTCAACCCGAAGGAGAATTACCATGATGAACTTTCTGCTCAAAATGGCACTGAACAGGGACCTGACCCGCGCAACAGCAGCAGCCGACAGTGGCGAGAGAGTGGAGATCAACCTCCCCGATGGAATTCTGGCTGGCATCTTCGCTTCCATATTCTACACGGGGCAGACTGATACCTCACCTGAGAATGACATCCCCAAGGTAGATGTAACGCTGATCGACTTCACGTGGCCCAAGCACCATGACGATGCTGGCTATCGTCCCACCGATGTTGACTGCTTCAAGCTGAACATGGCCGACTTCTTCACCGCCGTAGAGACCACTGCTTACGGCGAACGCGTCAAGAACGCATATCCTGACAACCGTCTGGACCCTGAAGAACTTGCCGCGTTCATTGTGGAGGTTTCCAATGCTTAACCGTGACCTCTTTATGAACACCAACCTCAAGGCTGTGTCCACCTCCGCAATGAAGCTGGTGGACGCAGTGCAGGACCGCCCTAACCATGAACAACTGGCCGCCTTCGGAGCGGCCTTTTTGCTGATGGTGGAACAGAGCGGCATGTCCCTGTCTGACGTGATGTGTGCCGTGAAAAACATGATGCACCATGCAGAGGGTAAGCGGCCTGAGTTCAAAGCTGCTGAAGCCTACATGCGGCATGAATTGTTCGGGAGGTAGCAATGCACAGAGCGACCATCGTGTTCGCTGTGGAAATGGACTTCGAGAGCCTGGGCGACATCCAGGCTTTCGCAGCCATGAAGCAGGACGTGGAGGAGTCTATCCTCGCACACGTAAACCCCAATGACATGCACGTAAGCGACATCCGTGTGATCGAAACTTTCCATGTCGTGATCCCCATGCCGCCGTGCAAAGAGGACCGCTGTTGTTTCAACTGTCGTTACGTAAAGGCACAGGCATGGCAAATGCCGTGTCTTGTCTGCGAAGACGCTAACCAATGGGAGATGCCGGAAAAATGAATGGACGCAAAGCAAGAGCAATCCGCAAGGCAGTCTACAAAAAGCAGGACTACCGTAACCGCAGCTACTTCCTGACCAACCGCAGAGAGCGTGAGATCGAGATGCCCAAACGTCCGCTTGAGATGGATAACAATGGCAACCTCAAGATGGTCACTGTTACCTGCGTAACCCATACAATCATTACAGATAACCGGAGGCGCAAGTGCAAATTCCTCAAGCGTCACTCGAAGGGTATTCCCGTAACCGCCTTTTGACACTGGCTATACGCCTTATAAAGAAAGGGGAACCACTTCCGGTCGATTTGACCGCCCGACTTCTGGGACACGGGGTGGACGTGGCAGCACTCGAACGTAACGCTGCCTAATTTTTTGCCTTAAAACATCCATAAGTGGATATGATACAGGAGAAATTTAATGGCTCAGAACAAAAAGAAGAAACCCTCTGTTACCCCTGCTGGCCGTGCCATCTTCCCCAAGCTGAACGAGCCGGACACCAAGTTCGACGAGGATGGCGTCTATACCGTCACACTGGCCCTCGAAGGTGAAGAAGCCCGGGCCATGATCGAAATCATCGAAGCGGCAAAGAAAGAAGCCCTGGCGATGGCTAAGGAAAAGATCAAGGGCAAGAAGAAACCCAAAGAGGCCGACCTCCCGTACTTCGAGGTTCTCGATGAGAACGAGGACGAGACTGGAGAGATCGGCTTCAAGTTCAAGATGAAGGCCAGCGGCGTCAGCAAGAAGACAGGCAAGCGGTGGGAACGCAAACCCGCACTGTTCGATGCCAAGACCAACCGCATCGACCCTGACAAGACGCAAATCTGGGGCGGCTCAACCATCAAGGTCAGCTACACAGCCGAACCGTATTACGTACCCGCTCTCGGTGCAGGTGTGTCGCTGCGCCTCGAAGGTGTTCAGGTGATCGAACTGGTATCCGGTGGCGGCAAGTCCGCTTCCGACCTCGGCTTCGGTGAAGAGGACGGCTACGAGGCTGCTGAAGAAACCGGCGGCTTCACTGAGGAAGAAGGCTACGACGGTGAAGAAGGTTACGACGGCGAAGAAGGGCAGGAGGGTGAAGAAGATTTCTAAACCCAAACGCGGGATGATCGTCGGCGACCCGAACAAGGCTCCTGTCTCACGTTCAAGCCTGTCACCTCGAAAGCGTACGTACCGACGATCCGCTCAAACACGTAAAGAAACCGGATTCCGCTCTGGCCTTGAGGTGTCTATGGCAGAGGAGCTTACGGCTCAAGGTGTTGATTACGCCTACGAGCCTAAGCCTCTGGTATACCTCAAGCCAGCGCGGAAGGCGCGGTACACACCTGACTTCGTTCTCAAGAAGCAAGGCATCATCATCGAAGCCAAAGGCCGTTTCGATACGGCTGACAGACAAAAGCACCTGCTGGTGAAAGACCAGTTCCCTGATCTGGACATAAGGTTCGTGTTCTCAAACCCGAACACCAGAATCAGCAGCCGCAGTAAAACCACGTATGCAATGTGGTGTGAAAAGAACGGATTCCAATACGCAAAAAGTACCGTTCCTGCCGCATGGCTTACGGAAAAACCAACAAAGAAAAGACTGAAAGCAATAGAGGTTTACCTAAATGGCGAGAGCTAAGACTGATCTTATCATTGTCCACTGCTCGGCCACGCCTCCCATGATGGACATAGGTGCCAAGGAAATCGACCGCTGGCACCGCGCCCGTAGTTTCCTGAAAATCGGCTACCACTTCGTCATCCGCAGAGATGGAACGGTGGAGCCTGGGCGCGGCCTGGAAGAGCCTGGAGCACATGCGAAAGGATACAACTCCAGAAGTGTGGGTGTCTGTCTTGTTGGTGGTGTTGCCGAGGATAAGAAGACACCGGAAAACAACTTCACTTCCGAACAGATGGAGGCGTTGTACACGCTGCTGCAAGAACTTAAAGCCACATACACTGACGCAAAGATCATCGGACACCGTGACGTGAACCCGCACAAAGCGTGTCCGAGTTTTAATGTGCATGAATGGATGGCTGAAGTAGGCATGTAAGCGTTTCATTCCCCTTCCTTAGAGAGGCTGGACATCACTCAGGTGGCGTCCGGCCTCTCTGCGTTTAACGCCCAATAAACAGAGAGAAGTCGTGAAGCAGCACAACGAAAACGACAGTGCTTTCTCTCATCACGCTCCATGTCCTGCGTGTCAGGAGAAGGGAGGCGACCTGAATGGAGACAACTTAGCTGTCTACACAGATGGTCACGGATATTGCCACGCTTGTGGGCATTACGTTCCGGCTGATGGAGAGGAAGTACCGCAAACGAGGAAGAGGCAGAAGATGGGAACCAAACTCATCGACGCTGGAGAAGTCCGTCCTCTCATAAAGCGCGGGATCACCGAAGAAACGTGCAGAAAGTTCGGCTACACAGTCGGCAAGCACAACGGAACGACAGTACAGGTAGCTGCCTACAGGGACCACTCAGGGAAACTTGCCGCACAGCACATCCGCACTCCAGACAAAGAGTTCAAATGGCGTGGTGAGGCAAAGGAACTCCAACTCTGGGGCCAGCACCTGTGGCGTGACAGCGGAAAAATGGTGGTCGTCTGTGAAGGCGAGATCGACTGTATGACCGTCTCGCAGTTACAGGGTAACAAGTGGCCTGTGGTCTCCGTGCCCAATGGAGCACAGAGCGCAGCAAAATATATCAGGCAGAACATCGAGTGGCTCGAAGGGTTCGAGTCCGTGATCTTCTGCTTCGACATGGACGACCCTGGGCGCGAGGCCGCTGAAGAATGCGCCATGCTGATCACTCCAGGCAAGGCAAAGATCGCCGTACTGCCGCTCAAAGACCCGAACGACTGCCTTCGCGCTGGCCGTGGAAAGGAAGTGATTGACGCCATGTGGGGAGCCAAGGTGTTCCGTCCTGACGGCATCATCAATGGCGCAGATTTGTGGGACGAGTTCAAGAAGGAGCCTGTCCCAGGTTACGAAGTCTCGTACCCTGATTTCAACGAAAAGGTATTCGGCATCCGCAAGAAGGAGCTTGTCCTGTTCACGGCTGGCTCCGGTATCGGGAAGTCCACCTTCGTAAATGAACTGGCCTATGAACTCTTTAATCGCCACGGCCTGTCACTTGGCATCCTTGCACTTGAAGAGAGTGCCAAGCGGACGGCAGAGCGGTACGCCGGAATCTATCTCAACAAGCCCATCCACATCACGCGTGAAGGCATCTCAGAGGAACAACTGAAGGACGCCTTCGATGCCACTATGGGCAGCGGTAGGTTCTGGATTTACAACCACTTCGGTTCCACCGACATTGACACACTCCTGGGCAAGATCAGGTACATGATCGTCGGCCTGGGGTGTGACTTCATTATCCTTGACCACATCTCCATCGTGGTCTCCGGCCTCGACGAAGAAGAGGAATCAGAGCGTAAGGTTATCGATAAGTTCATGACCCGTCTCCGTTCCCTGGTCGAAGCCACTGGCGTAGGTGTCCTGGCCGTCGTTCACCTCAAACGGCCTGGTATGGGCAAATCCTACAATGAAGGGCGCAGGGTGGCACTGTCCGATCTCCGTGGCTCAGGTTCACTGGAGCAACTGTCGGACATCGTAGTGGCACTGGAGCGAAACCAGCAGGGCGATGACCCTGACGTAGCTACACTGAGAATCCTAAAGAACCGTCCCATCGGAAAGCTCGGTGAGGCGGGATACGTAAAATACAACCACGATACGGGGCGTCTCCTTTCCTGGGACGATTGCCCGTTTGAATCAGACGAACCCAACGAGGGAGGCTCACCGGACTTTTAGGCCGTGGGCCTCTTTCTTTTTGGAGGAAGGAACATGGCCTATGTGTTCGACATCGAAACGAATGGCCTTCTTGATGTCACGGACACCATGCACTCGCTCTGTATGAAAGACCCTGTGACACAGGAGCGCATCTCTGCCCACGATCATGGAGCCGAGGTGTGTCTTGAGGAGGCACTGGAAAAACTTGAATACGCAGACCTCATCATAGGTCACAACATCATCGACTTCGATATACCTGCCATTGCCAAGATTTATCCTGGGTGGTCTCCACGTGGCGAGATCATAGACACAATTGTCTGCACCCGCCTCATATGGCCCGACCTGAAAGACCGTGACTTCAGGTTCGCCAGAAAACACAAATGGTTCCCTAAGAACCTCATCGGTTCGCACAAACTCGAAGCATGGGGCTACCGTTTGGGAGACCGTAAAGGAGAGTTCGGTAAGACGACCGATTGGCAACACTGGTCTCCTGAGATGCAAGCATACTGTGAACAGGACGTCGAAGTTACAGACCTGCTCTGGCAGAAGATCGTTGCGAAGGAATACAGCAAGCGTTCCATCAAACTGGAGCATGATTTCAAACTTATACTGAACCTTCAGGAAGTGTTCGGTTTTCCTTTCCGTACTCAGAAGGCACAGGAACTCTACGCTACGCTTGTACAGCGCAGACTGGCGATTGAACAGGAACTCCAGAGTGTGTTCCCTCCGCAAGAGGTAAGGACACCGTTCGTCCCCAAGGCAAACAACAGGAAGCTTGGATACGTTAAAGGCGTCCCAACAGAGAAGGTGAAGATCGTCCCGTTCAATCCTGGTAGCAGACAGCAGATAGCTGACAGGCTCAAGCAGAGATACGGATGGAAGCCTACGCAATTCACTCCTGCCGGACAGCCGGAAGTATCAGAAAAGATTCTCAAAACACTGGACTACCCAGAGGCGAAGCTCCTGAATGAATACCTGATGGTTGAGAAGCGTATCGGACAGGTTGCTGAAGGAAAGAACGGGTGGCTCAAGCTGGAGCGCAACGGGCGCATCCACGGACGTGTCATCACCAACGGCGCAGTGACAGGAAGATGCACCCATTCCACACCTAACGTGGCCCAGGTGCCGAGTGTAGGCGTCCCTTACGGCCATGAGTGCAGGGAACTCTTTCACGCTCCTCCTGGTTACGTGGTGGTGGGGTGTGACGCATCCGGCCTGGAGCTTCGTTGCCTGGGGCACTACGTCGCAAAGTATGACGGCGGTGCCTACGTGGAAGTGATCCTGAACGGTGACATCCACTGGGCGAACACCCAGGCTTTGGGACTGGTGGCTAAAGGTACCGAGCGCGACGAAGATAACGACCACCACAACTGGGCACGTAACAAGATCGCGAAACGATTCATCTGAAAGCACGGATGACTTCCAAGGTAACTTGGATGACAAAAACCACGTGAACTCAGGGAAACTCTCATTGAGACAATCCTGAGCCAAGCCAAATACTGAATGTCACGAAACGCCTCCAAAGGAGGTAGCTACATTTGTACGCTCGTGGCAACCCTGGTGCTGATTCTTATACAGCACGTCCTGCTAAATATCCTCAGAAACGGTTCAATCCTAAACCTTGTCGCTTGTGCGGCAAGATGTTTGAACCGCTTGCCCCGTCTCACTTGTATTGCTCTGACGAATGCACAGAGCAAGTGCACACAGACAATTATCTAAGACGCACATACGGCATCTCGTTAACTGACTATAAAGAGATGCTTGAAAAGCAGAATCACCGTTGCGCTATTTGTGGAGGTGAAGGTTTCCTTATGAACAAGGAACGCCACAAGATAAAGCTGGTGGTAGATCATTGTCATGTAACAGGTAAAGTACGTGGACTGTTGCGTCACAACTGTAACCGCGCACTCGGTTTGTTTAATGATAACACGGAGGCGTTATCAACGGCTATTCAGTATTTGGAAGGTGCAACGACTATCCGAAAGGAGTAGGCCGAAAGCTACTGTCGGTCGAAGCGCGTGGCCCCTATTAGGGTGATGATATAGTCTGGTCTTACTGGTGACAGTAAGCAGCGCGTAAAGGCGCGGGGGAGGGTGTGGCGTCCCTCCTTGAACACTAACGATGCATTCTTGTATGGCGCAGGGGACGAACTCCTTGGTGGACTTCTGGAGCCTGACGCTTCTCCTGAGAAAAAGCGGAAGATAGGTGCAAAGCTGCGAAAGACCTTCCTGGACTCCATGCCAGCACTCAAACGTCTTGTTGAAGACGTGAAGGCAGCGGTCAAGAAACGCGGCTACCTCGTCGGACTTGACGGAAGACACCTCCATGTCCGGTCGGAACACTCCGCGCTAAACACACTGCTCCAGTCAGCGGGTGCGCTCATCATGAAGGAAGCCACGGTCATCCTGTGGCGTGACTTGGAAGACCGAGGTGATCTCGTGCTTCCGCAGTACCCTGCACTTGCCCCTTATGATGTTGACGTATGGCAAGCCGCTCACGTCCATGACGAATACCAGACAATCGCACGTGAGCATCTTGCACATGTGGTCGGTGAAACTGCCGTCAACGCCATCCGCAAGGCAGGTGAGTCGTTCAACTTCCGCTGCCCTCTGGACGGCGAATACAAGATAGGAAGTAACTGGGCGGAAACACACTAGATTCAATTAGGTTCCACCACAGATAAACCAATGTCTTAGAATTAAGACGCACTGAATAAGCCCCACGGCTGCCATATGGGTGAGGTGAAGAGTTCTAAGCATGAACACCTCATTCAACACAACAAGCGAGAAGGACAGGTCATTAGGTTGGCCTGTCCTTTTCTCGTTTCAGAAACATCAAGGCTCAAAAGGAGAAAGGAATGAGCGAGAACAAGTTTAACGAAATGGTACCGGCTGAGTTCAATCACGAAATGTTTGGCGTTATCCGCGTTCTTAAGGGTAACGACGGTGAAATCTGGTTCGTCGCCAAGGACGTGTGTGACGCGCTTACTATTGATACCAGCAACCTCTCGAAACTGCTGGATGATGATGAGCGTTCGACCTGCCCCGTACAGTATACGGATCAGGTTCGTGCGGTTTCCATCATCAACGAATCCGGCCTGTACTCCCTGGTCCTCCGGTCCCGCAAACCGGAAGCCAAGAAGTTCAAGAAGTGGGTGACTTCCGAAGTCCTGCCTTCCATCCGCAAGCACGGTGCCTACATCAACAAGAACGTGGCATCACCTGAGTTCCTCCGTGAGATGGCCGACATCATCGAGCAGAAGAACCTGGAGATCGCTGAGAAGAACAAGCAGCTTGCCGAAGCAAAACCCAAGGTCATCTGCACCGACAACCTCACCAGTGAAATGCAGCGGTTCAAGCCGACTGTGCTGGCTGGCATGTTGAAGGTCTCCTACACCACCTTCCGTGCAGTGGCAATGGCAGAAGGTCTCCTCGTGAAAAAAGACTGTGGCGGCGTGTGGGACTTTGAAATGCGATACGTTCCCACCTCTAACGCCTACCGTGCAAGTCTGGTGGTAGACCGTGAAGGAGCGCGTACCGGAGTTGACTACGACTTCACACCCGCTGGTGCAAAGTTCATGATTCAGGCTCTCTGCAAGCGTGGTTATATGGTTCCGGAGGTGATCTAATGCTGGACCGTATCAAGTTCCGTGTGTTCTGCGTTTGTTTCGCTCCTGTTCTCCCCTTCTACTGGCTGTGGGTAGCTGTGAGTGAACTGTGGAAGGAAGAACCGCTGCACGAGGTTTATCGAGATTGGTGGAAAGCCTTAAAGAAGGGAGAGAAGCTGTAATGCTGGACCGAGTGGTCATCATCGACGGTGACATCCTCGCCTACCAGATCGCTGCAAAAGAAGAGAAACCGATCCACTGGGGCGACGGCTTCTGGACACTTCACGTTGAGCAAGGGCCAGCAGAAGTCGCCCTGGAGGAGCGCGTCCTCAATCTTCAGGATGCTGTCGAAGCAGACAAAGTAATCATCGCCCTGTCCGACGACGACCATAACTTCCGCAAGGATGTGTACCCCGCATACAAGTCGAACCGTGTGGACAAGCGCAAGCCGATGCTACTGCCTGTCCTGAAAGCGTTCCTCATGGAAGAGTTCGATACCTTCCGACGTCCTGGTCTGGAAGGCGATGACGTGCAGGGCATACTTGCGACATCCAAGGTGATCGTAAAGGCGAAGGAGAGAATCATCGCTTCTCTGGATAAGGACATGAAGACCATACCTGGTCTTTTCTACAACTTCGGAAAACCTGAGAAGGGCATCGTTGAAATCAGCGAGGACGAGGCCGACTACTGGCATCTCATCCAGACGCTCACTGGGGACACCACTGACGGCTACCCTGGATGCCCTGGAATTGGCCCTGTGAAGGCCGAGAAACTTCTGGCTGAACACTTTGACGTGAGCGACGACGGTATTTTCATGACGACCTCTCTGGGGGAAGCATGGGCAACCGTCGTCGCCGCTTTTGAAAAGGCAAAGCTTGGCGAAGAAGAGGCACTGACACAGGCGCGTGTGGCGCGGATTCTCCGTGCATCAGATTACGACTTCAAGAACAGGAGACCGATTTTATGGAAGCCTTAACCATATATAAATACTGCGATAACTGCGCAGACAAAGACGTAACAGACCCAATCTGTAAGGGAAAAGGCCGTGCCTCCGGCTGCTGGCTTGCTGATGCCTCGGTACACAGTGAGATCAGCTCGTTCTTCTTCACACATCCTAATGCCGTCGGCTTCACAATCATTCCTGTGTACGCAAACACACCTGTCAAGGAAGAGGCTGCTGTAGAGAACACTCCGATGAAAGCAGAACGCGAAGGTGGTGGCACCAAGTACGACAACGGCAAACCTCGGTTTGACCTCATTCCGCCTGAGGCTCTCTTTGGCCTGGCAGAACTGTACCGCATGGGAGCGGCTAAATACGCTGACCGCAACTGGGAGAAAGGCATGGGCTTCACGCGCCTGTTCGGTGCCATGCAGCGACATGCATGGGCATGGATGTCCGGAGAGGACTATGCACCGGATGACCACCAGCATCACCTGCTGTCTGTGGCATGGTGCGCCATTGCTCTTTACACCTACTGGTGCCGTGGTCTGAACACGGAGTTCGATGACCGGCCACACAATACTCTGACTGAGTTCCCTCCGGTTCTCCCTGAACACGCTGTAACAGCTTCAATGATGCAACGATAGGGCAAGTAATAATGACAAATACACACATAATTCCGACAGCATCCGCTTTCGACACATACCAGAAACTGGCTTCTGGCACTGCAATCTATCCTAAAGAAACCGCACTTGCCTACCTGACCACCGGCCTGTCCGGTGAAGCTGGCGAGGTGTGCGGAAAGATCGGCAAGGTCTTCCGTGGTGACAAGGCACCTGTTTCGAAAGACGAGGTTTGCAAGGAACTCGGTGATGTCCTGTGGTTCGTCTCTGAGCTTGCGCGTCTCCACGGTCTTACTCTCCACGAGGTGGCCGAAAAGAACATCCAGAAACTCTATGACCGCAAGGACCGTGGTGTCATTCGTGGGAATGGAGACAACCGATAGGGATTGGATAATGGCAAAGAAGCAGTTGATTGCTGCTTCTCCCATCAAAACCCAACAGCCCCATCCCGACTACGAAAGGTTCGTCAAACAGGCGAACTTTCAGGACTACATCTGGCAGATAAAGCACGATGGCGTCCGCACCTTGTTCGACCCTGAACACCTCCAGTTCTATTCACGGAACGCGAAGGTCTACCCGAACTTCCACATCTTCCAGGACGAAGCAGTGGCCCTTCACGCTGCCATAGCGCGGCGTGTGGGGAGCGGCATGTTCCACTTGGATGGTGAGATGTCCGGCGAGGTCTTCGCGTCCGTGATGGAACAATTGTTCCGTGAGTCAGACGTGGATATGAGCGGACTGCTTTACCACGTCTTCGACTTCACCTGCCCGGGCCTGACGTGGATTGAGCGGCACCTGCTGCTTGTCCACGCCTTTCAGGAAGTCAGGCCAAAGTTGCTCCGGTTAGTTCCTGCCGAAACCTGCCCTCACTTCGACTCTGTTGAAGACCTTGAGGCGTTCGTCAAGAAGCTGAACGACAGAGGCTATGAAGGCTGTGTCTTCAAGCGGAGGGACGGACATTACCTGTTCGGCAAGAAGGCAGCAAACGAGTGGGTGAAAGGTGTTCTCGATGAAACCCTGGACCTCGTAGTCAGCCACGTTGTGGAAGGGAAGGGCAAGCTCAAAGGATGCGTAGGCGCATTCGTATGTGCCCTTCCTGGCGCACCCAATGGTGTTGTTGAGGTAGCCCCTGGTCGCGCTACTCATGACCAGTTGCGGCACTGGTGGGAGAAACCAGAAGAAAGACCGCTGATGATCGAGGTGCTCTTCAAGTCCAAGACAAAGGACGGGAGCCTTCGCCATCCGCGTTTCAAACGGTCAAGGTGGGACAAGTAACTATGTGCTACGGCATGAAATGCGTACACGAACATTCATATACGGGCGCGTGTCTCTACAAGGGGCCTCGCCCTTTTCCATGTGAGGAACACGAAAGTGAAGATCAAAGTGAAGAAACTTACGAATGCGATGCTTATGCGTCGGGCTTGCGAGATGACCTTCCGTGGGAAATCGAAGGTCAGCCTGGAGAAGATGTACCGAGCAGAGCATAGTCCTATGCGCACCCAGGTGTTCTGGATCGAACTCCGTGACATTCCCACGTTCGCCAGCGTCCACCTCGTTCGCCATAAGGTAGGTGTAGAACACTTCGTCCTTTCCAATCGCGAAGACAGAGGCGGCAATGGTGAAGCAAATCGGAACACTCCGGTGAACCACGGTATGTTCATCAATGCCCAGTCACTCGTCAATATGGCGCGTATGCGTCTCTGTAAGAAAGCACACCCCGAAGTCCAGCGTATCATGTCTGCACTGCGCGATGAGATTGCCAAAGTAGACCATGCGCTTGCCAAGTGCATGGTCAAGAACTGCGAGTATCGGGGTGGGTGCCATGAACTGAAACCCTGTTACGAGGAGTAATATGCTCTACGTTGGACACTCATATCCCCAGGAGTTCTGCGACCTGATGATGCACCTTCGTGCTAAGTATCCTGCCGAACTGTTCGACATCGACGGTATTGGCTTGGGAAAGCTGGACATGCACGAGGCGTCGAAGAGCTTCTTCAACAACGTCGCTGCTGTCGCCGACACGAGCATCGACTCGAACGCTAACGTGGCTGACAAGTCGGTCATCAACTACAACTTCGAGATCGATAAAGCTCTCAAGAAGCTTAACTCCTACTACAACCTCTGGAAATACCTGAAGAAAGCCCACGGGCTTGAGACTGCGAACCAGATCATCGAGATGCAGATCACTGGTGACATCTACATCAACGATGCCTGGGACGTAGGCCGCCCGTACTGCTTCAACTATTCGACCTATGACATTGCCCTTGGCGGCCTTCAGATGGGCGACAAGGTGAAGCCTGTGCCGCCGAAGTCGCTGTATGCGTTCATCCGACAGGTGGAGCAGTTCACTGTCTATGCAGCCAACTCGACGCTTGGTGCTACCGGCCTTGCTGATCTGCTTATCATGATATCCTGGTACGTGGACAACATGTCCCAGGAGGACGGTACTTTCCGTGACCATCACTACACCTTTGCAACTCAGGCTGATGCCTGGAGCTACGTACACGAGGTGCTGGCCTCACTGGTCTACACGCTCAACTGGCAGTTCCGTGGAAACCAGTCACCCTTCACGAACGTGAGTGTCTACGACAGGGAGTTTCTGAAAGAGATGGTGCCGGAGTATATCGTCGACGGTAAGTCTCCGGCCATTGAAACCGTGTGGAATGTGCAGAAAGAGTTCCTCAAGGTGATGAACGAGGAGCTTCGACGTGCGCCTCTGACGTTTCCTGTAACGACCGCCTGTTTCGCAGTGGACGATGACGGAAACATTCAGGACGAGGAGTTCGCAAGAGAGGTTGCCGAAGCAAACTGCGAGTTCGGCTTCATCAACATCTACTGTGGTCCCAGTTCCACGCTCTCAAGTTGCTGTCGTTTGCGCTCAGACCGCAAGAGCGAATACTTCAACAGCTTCGGTGCTGGTTCGTCCAAGATCGGCTCCCTCGGTGTGGTCACGTTGAACCTTCCGAGACTGGCTATGAAGGCACAGCAGAGAGGAGCAGATGAATCGACCTTCTTCGCTGATCTCGCTGCACTGGTACGTGTCGCTGCTGGAGTAAACAACGCCAAGCGCACGTTCCTGTCAAAACGCATCCGTGACGGTGTACTGCCGCTCTACGATCTCGGCTTCATGGACCTGAAGCAGCAGTACAGCACCTGTGGTGTCACTGGTCTGTACGAGTGTTGTGCGATCATGGGCTACGACATCCTTACCGATGAAGGGCAGGAGTTCGTCCTCAAGATACTCAAGTGCATCAACGCCACCAACGACGCTATGGAAGGCGTGTTCAATGCGCCACACAACTGCGAACAGGTTCCTGCCGAGAACTCCAGTATCAAGCTGGCAGCGAAGGATGAACTGATGGGCTACGACTGCGGCCATCCGTACTACTCAAACCAGTTCATACCACTGATTGTAAAGGCGGACATGCTAGACCGAATACGTCTCCAGGGACTGTTCGACCGTCACTTCTCCGGTGGTGCCATCTGTCACCTGAACGTGGCCGAGCGTATCAAAGACCCTGAGAAGATCGTGGACCTCATCAAATCCTGCGCCAAGCAGGGAGTGGTCTACTGGGCCATCAACTATGCCCTCAAGCAGTGCGCACAAGGGCACATGACGGTTGGTAAGGAACCGTTCTGTACAATATGTGGGGACAAGATCGTTGAAGAATACACACGTGTCGTCGGCTTCTTGACGAACACCAAGAACTGGCACAAGGTACGTCGTGAACACGACTGGCCTAACAGACAGTTCTACAAGGAGGTGTAAATAATGGAGAAAGTCAAGAAGGCGACCATCAGGACAGTGTGGTCCTTTCTCTTCATATGTTTCACACTTGTTTACATCATGTTTCTGCCGTTGATCTGTTTCGGTGAAGGATGGCGACGCCTTAATATCACTGAGAAACTGTTCACAAAACACGGATGGAAACAGTGGTGGGGGGGACTTTAATAGACTGTCCGTGGGAGTAGTATGAACATACTGGCGACTGAGTTCAGCCTCAAGCATAACGCGCTGGAACTCTACCTCGCCGGATGCAAAGGCCCTCACTGCCCTGGGTGTCACAATCCTGAAACATGGGATTTCAACCAGGGAAATCCAATCACACCCCATATCCTCGACGAGATCAGGCATAAGGTGAACGCTTTTCCTGACCTCATCAAGGCTGTCTGGGTTCTCGGCGGTGAACCGCTGGACCAGGATCACAAGGCCCTGGAGGAGCTTCTGGCTTTCCTTCAGGGCCTTCGTCCTGTCTGGCTATTCACACGCAGGGAAATAGACGAGGTTCCTGAAAGCATCCTGCGCTATTGTTCTTGTGTTAAAACAGGGCGTTACGACGCGAATCATAAAGTGGAAGATTACGTCCTGCACGGTGTGCAACTGGCGTCTGCCAACCAATGCATCCACCGTGTGAATAATTAAGACGCACTTGATAAGAGAGGCTGTAATGGCGAAGGTAAAAGAAAAATCAATACCTGTTATCCCTCCCTTAGATGAAGAACTTATTAGAGCCTTAGATACAAGGTTTCCACCTAAGTGTCCTAAAGTAACAGACAGTGAACGTGAAATATGGACGTATGTCGGCAAGAGACAACTGGTAGAGTTCCTCATTGAACAGTTTGAGAGACAGCAGGAAAACACTTTATAGGAGGATTCAATGTGTTCGTCTCCTAAGGTCAAAGCTCCAGAACCTGTAAAAGTTCCTGAACCCGCTCCTGCTGCACCGCCCCCTGAACCTGTTGCAGAAGCTCCTGTGACAGAAGGTGAAGGACGTACTGCTGCACAGAGTCAGGATCAGACCAGCAAGCGTAAGGGTACTCAGTCCCTGCGCATCGACCTCAATCTCGCTCAACCTGGAGGCAACGGCCTTAACATCCCTCGTGGGTAGGAGGTAATCAATGACCAAAACGTCCCTCGGCCCTGCCGAAGGTCGTTATCGGGAATTGGAGACCGACAGAGAGCCTTTCCTCAATCGTGCGCGTGAGTGCGCTAAATACACTATTCCGAGCTTAATCCCTCCTGATGGGCACAACGGGACGTCAAAGCTGCGTACGCCTTTCCAAGGCATAGGTGCGCGTGGCGTAAACAACCTGTCGTCTAAGCTGCTCATCACACTTCTCCCTCCCAATAGTCCGTTCTTCCGTCTCAACATAGCAGACTCCGCATACGACGAAGCTGATGTAGACGAAGACATGCAGACAGAAGTTGAACAGGCACTTGCAAAACAGGAGCGCGTGGTCATGTCCGACATTGAAACGTCGGCTGACCGCGTTTCTGTTTTTGAAGGGCTGAAGCATCTTCTTGTTGGCGGAAACGTCCTGCTCCATGACGAAGATGATGGCCTCCGTGTGTTTCATCTTGACCGCTTCGTCTGCCGCAGAGACCCTATGGGGAACCCTCTGGAAATAATCGTTCATGAGACGGTATCCCCTGACGCTCTGCCTGAAGACTTCTACAAGAAAATCAAACGTAAGCTGAAGACGACCAATGATAAGAAGGGCAGCGCAAAGACGCTTTCCATCTACACCCACGTCCAGCGTAAGCAGGATAAGTGGACGGTTTACCAGGAGTGTCTTGGTGAACGCGTTCCTGACACAGCAGGTACGTATCCGCTTGATGCATGTCCCTGGATTCCGCTGCGTTTGAATCGTATTGAGGGCGAAGATTACGGGCGAAGCTATGTCGAAGAGTATCTCGGCGACCTCAAGTCGCTTGAAGCACTCATGCAAGCTATTGTCGAAGGTTCTGCTGCGGCTGCAAAACTCCTCTTCCTGGTAGACCCCAACGGCACCACACGTGCCAAAACCATCGAAAAAGCCCCTAACTGTGCAGTGCGCGAAGGTAGAGCAGATGACGTCTCTATCCTGCGTACTGACAAGTTCCCTGACTTCCGTGTCACTTTCCAGGTAATCGAGATGCTCACCGAGCGTCTGTCGTTCGCCTTCCTCCTGAACACCTCTATCCAACGTAACGCAGAGCGCGTCACTGCTGAAGAGGTCAGATACATGGCGGGTGAACTGGAAGATGCACTGGGTGGCATCTACTCCATACTGACACAGGAGTTCCAGTTGCCATATGTGCGCCGGAAGATGGTCAAGCTCCAGAAGCAGGGTGTTCTCCCTGCGCTCCCCAAAGACCTCGTTAAGCCGACCATCACAACCGGACTGGAAGCTCTTGGTCGTGGTCACGACAGGAACAAGCTGGTGAACTACCTCACGACACTGGGCCAGGCTCTGGGGCCTGACGTTCTCAAGACATACGTCAACGTGGATGAAGCGGCTGCTCGTCTGGCACTGTCTGACGGTATCGAGACAGACGGTCTCATCAAGACGAAGGAAGAGATCGCACAGCAAGAGCAGACAATGCAGATGCAAGCCATGATGCAGCAGCTTGGGCCTGATGCAATCAAGGCGTTCAGCCAGATGGCTTCAAACGGTAAGCTCCCCAATATGAACCAAACCATGCGTGGAGAATAATTCATGGCCAAGAAGAATAAAGAAGAAACTGAAACCCAGAAAACTGAAAACAGGATCGAAGCCGCAAAGCCTGGTGTGAAATCTCCCGCTGCTCCCAAAGGCACAGTGACCAAGCTCCCTGGCGGCACCGTCCGTGTTGATTATTAATGCAAGGAGGACCGATCATGTCTGTCACTGAAAATCCTAATCTCGTCGAAATCCCTGCTGACGTGACTGGTCCTGACGCCCCTACCGAAGACCCGAAGGGTGGCGAGGAGACTCTCTACGCTGGCAAATTCAAGAGTGTTGAAGACCTGGAGAAATCCTATCAGGAACTCCAGTCACTTCTTGGTCAGCGCGGTAAGGCCCCTGATGCTGCACCTGACGCATCGGAAGATGGCGCAGATCAGCCTGAAGATGTCCATGAAGAGAAGCCTGAAGAAAAGGCAGAACAGCCGAAATTCATCGTAGCTGAAAAGACGGAAGAGCAGCGTACATATGAACGTGAAACGTATGGCACTGCCCTGTCTCAGCTTTTCGATGCAGCAAAGATTGACGCGAAAGCACTCTCTGAGAGCTACTACGAAACTGGAAAGTTCCCTGAAGAGGCTTATGCTGCCCTTGAGGAACAGGGCATCTCTCGTGCAATCGTGGACAGCTACCTCCGTGGTTCGCAGGAGAACTACACAGAAAGTAAGGTTCTTGCAGAAGCCCAGATCAATGAAGTGAAGGGCACCGTCGGCGGTGACGAAGGTTACTCCAAGCTTATGCAGTGGGCAAAGACCAACCTCACCCAGGTTGAACAGGACCGCTATGACAAGATCATGGGCAGTGGAGACCTGGACCTCATCAAGATGACTGTCGCTGGTCTCAAGGCCCGTTACGATGCTGCCTATGGTATCGACCCCAATCTGGTCGGTGGCCGTAGTAAAGGCTCCCCTGGTAAAGACGCGTTCCGGTCCACTCAGGAAGTGGTCGATGCAATGCGTGACCCGCGTTACGGCAGAGACCCCGCCTATACCAAGGAAGTCGAAGAGAAGGTCGCACGTTCTGATGTCTTCCAGTCCACGAGGTAAGACACATGAACATCCCCTTCATCGGACCCCTCATCGACCTCATCGCTTCGCCGGTAAAAGGATGGGTTGAGCGCAAGAAAGTCCGTGAAGAGACCAAACTCGAAATCGAGAAGCTGAACGCACAAGCCGCCATTAAAAGAGCGGAGAAGGCGCAGGAGGCGGCAATCGACTGGGACACCGAGGCCATGCGGCAGCGGGAGTACAGCCTGATTGACGAAGCCTGGACAGCCGCCACCCTCGTCATGCTGGTCGGCTGCTTCGTGCCTGAAATCCAGCCATACATGAAGGATGGATTCAGGGTTCTAAAAGAATCCCCCTGGTGGCTCGAACTTGCCATCGTTGGGCAGATCGTGGCTGCGTTCGGTCTCCGATGGCTGTTTAAAGACTTCATCGGACGTTTCAAAAAGTAATCCATCGTTAAATAACAGGTGAATTCACTGCCTATCGGCACTGAATCTATCGAGGTCTCGGACGCTGAACCCGCGTGGCAAATCAGCGTCCTTTTGTTCAAATGTAAAGTAATCCATCGGGAGGCATGGCAACGCCTGTAAGCCCTCCTTTTCTTTCCTTGTTCAGCATGGAAAGTTATGACGCCTCTTAAGGCAACTACTCCCTCAACGTGTGACTCGCGTAGTAAGCCAAGCCCGATGCGTCGGACAACTTGCCGCTGAAGAGCGTGGAAACACGAGGGGAAACATCCCTCATAATCCCACCTTTTTCGCACAAGGAGTTCTACAAATGGCAGTGAACGATGCTATCCGTTCCAATCCTGGCTGGATTAACGCGCAGACTGACGGTTCCTGGGAGCAGGAAAACGCTATGTTCCTCAAGGTCTTCACTGGTGAAGTGCTGACCGCATTCGAGGAAACCAACGTGATGAAAGACCTCCACCTGATGAGGACAATCAACCACGGTAAATCTGCGTCCTTCCCTGCAACCTGGAAGGCGTCTGCCCGTTACCATACGCCTGGAACCCCGATTCTTGGCCAGAACCAGATCAAACACGCAGAGCGCATCATCAAGATCGACGATCTTCTGATCTCTGATGTGTTCATCTACGACCTGGACGAAGCCAAGAACCACTATGACGTTCGCCAGATTTACACCAAGGAGCTTGGTGCTGCTCTGGCACGTGAGTTCGACAAGAAGTGCCTCCGTGTGGCTATCCTTGCTGCACGTGAAGCAGCCACCGTCGAAGGAGGCTTCGGCGGCTCCGTCGTAAAGAACGCCTCTGCCGCTTCTGACGGTGAGGTGCTGGCTGGTATGGCCTTTGACGCCAACCAGATTTTCGATGAGAAAGACGTTCCTGAGAACGAGCGTTACTTCATCGTGAAACCAGCGCAGTAGAGTAATGCTGCGTAACTCTCTCTAAATAACTGGAACCCGAAAGGGAACCAGATGGAAGCATTTATAGACTCTTGAAACAGCACCAGAAGGTGCAAGGTAGATGCTATGGCTAACAGATTGTTTACGGAAACTCTTGCTAAGTATATTGCTGGTCTTACTGATGCAGACGGTTCTCTTTCCTTGTCTGCTGCAAAATATTCTGACGGAACATTTAGACCGTCTCTGACTTTTAAAATCGTGCAAGCTGAGTCTATTGATAAAGATTTCAAACTCATCACATCGTTGCATGAAAAAACAAAGCTAGGTCGGCTTAATTACACAGAAGCAAATGGCAATAGAGCGCGTACATGCTCTTGGTGCATAAGTGCGTCTAATGAGCTTGAATTGTTTCTGCCGCGTATCATGAAGTATCTGATTATTAAAGGCCAGCACTTCAAACGGTCTTATGACTGGTTCAAGGATATAAAAGGTAACAAATATACACAGCAAGAACTCACTTGGTTTCGGCAGAATCTCAAACAGTCCAGAGCGGACACAGGGCCGTTGAAACCTAAGAACTATCCTTCTGCTGCATGGTTGGCTGGTTATGCTGATGGAGACGGGTGTCTTCATATTGGGGCGCGACAAAAACTTTTTACTGTCACGTTCCATGTGCAAGATATTTGCGCAATTGAGCTTATACAGAAGGCTTTTGGAGGAAACGTGTATCACGGACTCTGGAAGAACAATCCTTATGTAAGCCAATACCGCCTTTCACTTGGAGGTAAGCAATTACTGAACCCAAGTGGTAAGAACTTCATCAAGTACATCCTTCCACACCTACAAATTAAACGCCATAAAGCAGAACAACTGTTAGCAATGCACCAGCAACGACTAAATGAGAGAGCCTCTTCGGAGGAAGCGATAGTCTAAATTGGCGCAATCCAATTCGATTACCTTATGGCGCAGACCACCAAACTGCTGAACCGTGACTGGGGAGGCTCCGGTGTCTACGCAGACGGTAAAATCCTCAAGGTTGCAGGACTTTCCATCGTGAAGTCCAACAACGTGCCTGCTGGCGAGAACATCGCCGCTGCTACCGCAGGCGAGAACAACCCCTACTATGGTGACTTCACCGACACCGTTGCTATCGCCATACAGAAACAGGCTATCGGCACCGTCAAGCTGAAAGACCTGGCTCTCCAGAAGACCGGCAACGACTTCGAGGTGATGTACCAGGGTACCCTGTTCGTCGCCAAGTACGCTATGGGCCACGGCATCCTGCGCCCTGAGTGCAGCGTGGAAATCTCCAAGGCTGCGGCTTAAACCAGCATTAGCTGACATTAAGGGAGGACTCTTCATTCAAACGGGGAGTCCTCCCTTTTTTGTTCCAGAGGTAAACCAATGCTCCGTAATATCCCAACAACTGAGCTTGAGGCCGTGAACACCATCCTCTCAACAATCGGGGAATCTCCGGTTTCAAGTCTCGGCGACCAGATGACTGTGGATGCTGTGCTTGCGCAGAACATTTTGCACGAAGTCAGTCGAGAGGTGCAGACAGAAGGATGGCACTTCAACACTGAAGAGGATTACCCGCTGGTGCCTGACATGGTTTCAAAGAACATCTTCCTCCCGCAGAACTGCGTGGATGCTGATCTGAACCCCAGGCAGTACCCTGACAGGGACATCGTTGTGCGCGGAAAGCGTCTCTATGACCGCAAAGAACACAGCTATCAATTCAATGAAACAATTTATGCAGACATTACGCTCCTGCTTCCATTCGAGGAAATCCCTGAGGCTGCACGTCGCTATATCACCGTCCGCGCTGCGCGTATCTACCAGGACAGAGCAGTTGGTTCCGACACCCTCCACAAATTCAACGAGAAGGACGAACTGAAGGCCAGGGCAATTCTCGTGGACTACCAGACCGAGAGTGCTGACGCGACCATCTTCGGTGATACCCCAGGCATCCTTTCCACATGGAGCGTAGGTAAAATTCTTGTGAGGTAAACAATGCCCATTATCTCCACCTCTATCCCTAACATGGTGAACGGAGTTAGCCAGCAGCCCTATGCGCTGCGTCTGGCTTCCCAGTGTGAACTCCAGGAGAACGCATACTCCAGTGTCGTTGAGGGCCTCCGCAAGCGTCCTGCCACACGTCACATCGCAAAGATCATGGATGGGCAGATGGGCAACGCCTACACCCACCTTATCAACCGTGACAAGAACGAGCGGTATCTGGTGGTCATTTCAAACGAAGACCTCAAGGTGTTCGATCTGGACGGCAATGAGAAGACAGTAAACTTCACTGAAGGCAAAACGTACCTGTCCGCTGAGAACGCCTCAAAGCAGTTCCGCGCCATTACCATTGCGGACCACACGTTCATCGTGAACACGGCAACCGTGGTGGAGATGGATGAAGAGAACCTTTCGCCTACCAGAGGTGTGGAAGCCATCGTCTTCATCAAACAGGCAAGCTACAGTACCACTTACTCCGTCACAGTTGACGGCTACACAGCCACTGTAGAAACAAGCAACGGGAACATAGACCCTGATACAAACCAACTGGACGACGGTAAACATCCTGCTGAAACGACAACCATCGCAGAAACCCTCAAAGCTGACCTTGCGAATAATCTGACAGGGTTCGCTCTGACAGTCAAACATTCCACTTTGTGGATACGAAAGGACGACGGCAGTGACTTCAATCTTTCGGTAGAAGACAGCCGTTCCAATACGCACACGACGATGGCGAAATCCAGGGTGCAGCGGTTCAGTGATCTTCCTACCGTAGCACCGCGTGACTTCACAGTTGAGGTTGTCGGCGACCAGACGTCAAACTTCGACAACTATTACGTAAAGTTCGTGCCGAACAACGATGACGAGACAGTCGACTTTGACAGTGGTGTGTGGGAAGAGACAGTCGCCCCCGGAATTCCGTGGCAGTTCAAAAGTGACACTATGCCGCACACGCTGGTTCGCGAAGCTGACGGCACATTCACATTCAAGTCTGTAGAATGGGGAAAACGTGAAGTCGGTGACGAATACAGCGCAGTCGATCCGTCTTTTGTTGGCCGCCGCCTGAACGACATCTTCTTTTACCGGAACCGCCTTGGATTCCTTTCGGATGAAAACTGCATACTGTCCAGGGCATCCGAGTTCTTCGAGTTCTTTCCTGCAACTGTTACCACCATAATCGACTCAGACCCTATTGATGTGGCTGCAAGTCACACTAAGGTATCCATCCTCTATCACGCCATACCCTTCAACGAGGAGCTTCTCCTGTTCTCAGACCAAACCCAGTTCACCCTGGACAGCGGTGACGTTCTTTCGCCGCAGACGGCATCCGTCAAGCAGCTTACGGACTTCGAGGCGTCCCTCGATGCAAAGCCTGTAGGTGCAGGGAAGAACGTCTTCTTTGCTGTGAACAAGGGACGCTTCTCCGGCATTCGTGAATACTACATCATCGACGATACCAACTCAAAGGACGCGGCAGAGATCACTGCGCATGTTCCTCAGTACATCCCTGGCGGCGTCCACAAGCTCTCTGTAGCAACCAACGAGGACATCCTTACCGTTCTTACGGAAGATGAGCCGTCCAGCATCTACGTGTATAAATACTACTGGTCAGGAACTGAAAAGCTCCAGAGTGCGTGGTCCCATTGGACCTTCGTCGGTGATGTGCTGAATGCAGAGTTCCTCGACACAAAGCTCTACTTGGTCATCCAGTACGACGACGGTGTGTACATGGAGGTCATGGATGTAGAGCCTGGGCATAAGGATGAGGACGCACCGTTCGAGTACCATCTCGACAGGAAGATCACAGAGTCCCAATGCACAGTCGTCTATGACCATGAGACGAACAGAACAACCTTCACGTTTCCTTATGCATACGAAGGAGACCTTCACATCGTCACAAGGCACGGTGCGGACGTCCCGGGCAAGAAACTGAGCATCACCGACAGAACACCGACAACTGTTTCAGTGTTCGGTCAGTGGAATACCTCAAAGGTGTTCATCGGCGTCCCTTACACCATGCGTTACCGCTTCTCCACCCAGGTCATCAAAGAAGAGGCACTTGGAGGCGGACAGGCCGTTGTCGGAGCAGGACGTCTTCAGGTTCGCTTCTGGACTGTCATCTACGCAGGTACTGGGTACTTCCGTGCAGAGGTCACACCTTTATATAGACCGACGCAGCGGTACGATTTCACAGGCCGTGTGCTTGGCTCAGGTGCCAACGTGATCGGTGAGATGCCGCTGGAGGATGGAAACTTCAGATTCCCCATCATGTCAAAGAACGACCAAGTGACGGTCGATCTCGTAAACGACAGCTTCCTTCCGAGCAAATTCCTGTCTGCCGAATGGGAAGCTCTTTACACAATAAGGAGTAAACGTCTGTAATGAATAAGTATGTGAGACCGGCTACGCTTAAGGACATCAAGGTGCTGGCCCCACGGCTTCGCACGGCAGACGTAGAAGAGGTCAGAGCGGCCATCGGGTTCTACTCGGTGGCCTACCTCGAACAGGCTTATCGTGCCTCCGACCCCTGCTACGTCATGGTCGGGGAAGAAGGCGAACTCGTCGGTGTCTACGGCGTTGTCCCGAATCCCGTCCAGTTGAACAGCGGGGCTGTATGGATGCACTGCACAGATGATCTCGTCAAATACCCCTTCCAATTTCTACGCAGGTGTCGTGAAGGCGCAGACCGCCTCCATGACTCCTACGACCTACTCTTCAACTTCGTTGATGCCAGAAACACAGTCCATATCAAATGGCTTAAATGGACTGGCTTCAAGTTCATTAACTATCACCCAACATACGGGGAGGGCAGGATGCCCTTCTACGAGTTCGTGAGGATTCGCCCATGTGTGAAGCAGTAAGTGCAACCACCATGTTCTGGACCGCAATGGCGATGAGTGCGGCATCGGCAGGGGCGAACTACATGATGCAGCAGGAACAGGCCAACGCACAGGCTGATTATCAAAGGGCAATGGCAGAAGCTAACAATCAGGCCATGCTTCAGAACGCCGAGATTGCTAATAAGACCTACGTTGAACAGGCTGCGGCTGCGAACATTGAACTTATGCAGCAGCAGGAAGCTACAGCAGAGGAGATGCAGAACCTCCAGATAGAGCGTCTCCAGAAAGCAGGGACAGCAGTCGCCTCAAGTGAATCAGCAGGTGTCTCTTTCGAGAATCTGATGGCTGACTTCTACAGGCAGGAAGCGAAATACCGTGATGCCATGCGTCACAACCTGGAGATGGAGGCCGTGCAGAATGACATCCAGATTCAGGGTTTCAGACGTGAGGCTAAGAACCGTGGTTCAAGCTATCAGCAGTATATCCCGTCGCCTGTAAGCAGTCCCAACTTGCTTGCAACTGGTCTGTCTATAGGTGCGTCTGCTGTTAATAACCAATACAAGTACTTCAGCAAGAAGGGCAAATAGAAATGGCTCGTGTAGTACAGCAACTCCAACAGCGACAGGGACTTCGCCCCACAGTCAATGCTCGTGCAGCAGACAGCTACGTGCGCCAGCTTCCGAACATTGTGGGGCGTCCTGACATGAAAACAGGGGCTTGGTCACAGCTTGCCCAGGCCCTTTCTACCGTAGAACCTAAACTGACCCGCTTCCTCGATGGTAAACACGAGGAGTGGAAATCCGACCAGCTTGCCGAGGGTGTCGCCCTTTTTCAGAAGAACCGAATGGACTGGAAGGCGTTCACAGAGGCCAACCCTGATTTTGCAGGTGCCAACCCTCATCTCCAGCGTGGATACACCCTGGCCTGGCTCCAGAACAAAGGTCTGGACTTTGAGTCTGAACTTAACGGCTGGTGGGAGGATAACCGGAATAAGGTTGACCCGAACGACCTTACCGCTCTCAACAAGGGCATGAATGAGTTCTCCAAGCAGTGGATGGAACGTGAGTTCGGGGAAAGCAAGCTTGATGACGACCTGCTTGCAGAAGGTCTCCAGAAGCCTATGCACCAGGCTCTCAGTTCAATCCTCTCCAGACATAACCAGTGGCGTATGGCGGCAAACACCGAGAGGGCAAAAACGGAACTCGGCGGTTTTGTCAACCGGATGGCAGATAAGTACAGCCTGTCTGGTGACTGGGAAACCTCTTCTGGCATCGTTCAGTCAGCACGTGGGCTTGCCTCGCAAATACAGACACAACTTGACGAGATGATCGCCAACGGCCTGTCTGCCACTGAAGCGAACAGGTTGGTTGTCGATGAGCTTGCCTCTGTTGCGCGTGAGTACAATAACGCTGAAATAATGCAAACACTTGACTACGTAGTCACCGCCAGGAACGAAAAAGGCGAACCTATCGCAACACTCGGTGGAGGTGGCTACGGCGCTAAAATCAGAGAACAAATCGAAGACCTTATTGAGAACCAGCAGATCAAGCAGTGGGATTTCGAGAGACGCCGTGAAGCGCACGTGAAGGAACAACAGGCAAACAGCCTGATGTCACAAATACAGATGCAGATGCTTGATAACCCTGCGGCTGACTACACGCAGAACGATCTGTATCGCCAGTTGACCCGTCTGGACCCTGCCAAAGCACGTTCCATGATTGGCTTTCAGGATCGCGTCATTTCTGCACAATCCACTAAGTTCACCATGAACGATGAGTCTCTACAGACCGCAGCCGACTACCGTCTCAGGATTGCCCAGTTCGACATCTCGCCTGATGAAATACGTGAGGGCCTGATGACGAAATACGATTACGCAACCTTCAAGGCACTGATGGACGACTACGACTCCACCATGCGCTACGAGAACCAGTTGCGCGACAGTGCCGTCAATGGTGTGGCGAACGACATCTACCGTGTCGTTGGCATGGCTGATGAAGCTGGACTGGTGTCTCCTGAGAACCAACTTCGGGCAGTAGAGGCCAGGAACTACTTCCACGACAGTCTCATGTCATGGATGGACCAGTACACCGAGGAACACAATGGAAACACCCCGTCGCCTCGTGAGGTACGCCTGAGAGCCTACGAGCTTGAAGAGGACATCCTCAAGATGAAGAGGTTCCAGAACGAAGACGGTACACGACGTCCTGTTGAATCACCGCAGACCATCAGGCAAGAGCTTTCGAGAGACCAGTTTATCCAGGCTCTTAACGCTTATAGTGACGGCGACGTAGCTGCGCTGACAACACTGGCACAGCAAGCTGGAGTAAACAATGTGAACGCCTATATCGCACAGCAAGCACAGGCTCTCGGACTTGAGCAGTACATAAGAATAGAACAGGAGTAAACAATGGCGAAGGTCGTCATCGACTACGATAAAATGCGTGAGGATGGGCTTCTGCCGCCTGAACCCGCTGACACTCCATCAGTAGATGTCAACGTCGAGGGCGACCCTGGTCTCATCGATTACGCAATAGACATGGGGAAAGGCGTCATTGGTGGTATCCGTGACGCCGCCCAGGAAACAATAAACTTCGGCTATGACATCGTTGAAGGGGCCTCTGACTTCATTGACGAAGACCTCCTGGACGATGAAACACCTGAGTGGATGACACTCGGTAACATCGAAACGAATACTGTAGCCGGAAACATCACCAGGGACGTTACCCAGTTTGTTGCTGGCTTCGTCGGTGCCGGAAAGTTCCTGAAGGCAGCGAAGGTGCTGCAAGGAGCAGGGAAGGGCATGTCCCTGGCACGTGGCATGGTGCAGGGAGCTATGGCTGATACCGTGGTCATGGACCCTCACCAGGAACGCCTCTCCAACCTCATCGAACAATACCCCTCACTCCAGAACCCTATCACCGACTACCTCGCAGCCGACCAGAACGACAGTGCTGCTGAAGGACGCCTCAAGAATGCTCTTGAAGGTATCGTCCTCGGTGCCGCTACAGACGGCTTCGTAGCTTCTCTGAAGGCCATGAAGAAGGGAGCGACCCATCTGGCAGGAAAGGTCGGAAAAGAGGCTCAGGAGCAGATTCTCAAAGAAGGCGTTGAAGAAGCTGACGAGGCAGTTAAGAAGATCGCCACAGGTGATACTGAGTTAGCGAGAATTGAACGGCGTGAACTTGAAACTGGCATTGCAATCGATGGTGACGAAAAAGCGCGTGCAATAGCACGTCAGGAGATCGCTACCAGACCTGACGTGGACGTGGAAGGCATCAAGGAGCATCTCCTGAAAGCCGCTAAAGGTGAAGCCAATCCTGACATGGAGTCTCGATTCTTCAATTTTGAAAAAATGGAGAGTGCAGCAGATTCCATGAAGGCCATGAAGGTCATTGAAGACAACATCGCTGACGACGTGATCGAACAGGCTGGCGGTGTCAAAAAGCTTGAAGAGATCAAGGAAGAGGCTCTGAACGATCTGGCAGAAATGGTCGGAGAAGACAGGGACACCCTTGCCGCTACTCTTGGACAAACAGCAGAAGGCGTTCATGAACTCTCCCGCAAGCTGGTGGCTGGCAAGATGCTGCTTCAGGGCTACACCACGGAGATCGCCCAGGTCGCCAAGAGGATCAACCTCAAGCCGACAGAAGCGGATCAGCTTCGACTGGTGAAGCTCATCGACCAAGCCTCTGAGTTCCAGCGTTCTCTCAAGGTGATACAGACTGAAGCCGCCCGTGCAACCACGGCTGGTAGGATCGCCACCTGGGATGCAATCAAGACGGCTGACATCGACCTCATCAACGATACACTTCAGAAGGTCGGAGGACCGCAACGCGTCCAGCGTTTCGCTCGTATGCTCGAAGCGGCTGGCAATGACCCCAAGGCAATGAACAAGCTCCTCAGTAAAGGCTGGAAGGGCAAGCTCTTTGATGTATCTATGGAATATTACATCAATGCCCTCCTGTCTGGTGTGAAGACCCATGTGGTCAACCTCCTCAACGCAGCGAAGACCGTCTCGATGCCTGTCGAGAAAATGGTAGGCTCCATCGGACGCGGAGGCATCGATAAGGAAATGTTCATGGAAGGCCAGCGTCAGTTGATTTCCATGCATAAGTTCCTGGGTGATGCGTGGCATATGGCAGGAAAAGCTCTCCGCATGGAAGAGAACATTCTCGACCCCATGCATAAGGTTCAGGATGCGCCGATGTATGCCATCACGTCGCAGAACCTTGGTGTCCAGGAAGGCTGGAAGGCGTCCTTCGTGGATGGCCTGGGCCAGGTGGTCCGTATCCCCTCCAGACTCCTGATGGCATCTGACGAGTTCTTCAAACAGTTGAACTATCGGTCTCATCTGTACTCAGAAATATACTCACGAGGACAGCGGTTGGAGCTAAAAGGCGAGGCTCTCCAAAAATACATTGACAAGGAGTTCGCTCAGTATCTCACTGAAAATAATGAACTTCCTGCCGCAGCTTCCCTTCAGTGGGCGCGTAAATCCACCTATACCCAAGACCTGGAGTACGGCATCGGCAAGTGGCTTCAGCAGGGAGCATCGCAGCATCCAACTCTCCGCATCATCTTACCGTTCATCAGAACTCCCACCAACATCATTCGGGACGTAGTGGATCATACTCCAGTCGTAGCCCGAATGACAAAACGGTGGTCCGGAGCGATGGCAGAGGGAGGCGAACGTGCTGCCCTGGCAAAGGGGGCAGAGCGTGTAGGTGGTATGTTGTGGGCCAGTGGCTTCATGCTGGCTGCAAACGGTATGATCACTGGCGGTGGCCCCAAAGACACTAACCTCCGTCAGAACCTCATACGTTCCGGCTGGCAACCGTACTCATTCAAGTTTGGTGACACCTACGTGTCTTTCGAACGTGCTGACCCCTGGGGTTCGTTCTTCGGACTCGCCGCAGACCTCCATGAGATCGGCCAGGAGATGACCGACGCGGAACTCGGTGAACTGGCTGGAATGATGATTACGGCAGTGAGCCGGAACATCACCTCCAAGACGTACCTCCGTGGTCTCGTAGACGTCATCAATGCCTTCAACGAACCTGAACGGAAAGCACAATACTGGGCGAATAACTTCGTGTCCTCATGGGTTCCGTTCAGTTCAGGCATGACGATGATGCGTAATGGCGTTGATCCGAACATGCGTGAGGTTTGGAGTGTTGTTGATGCCATTAAGAACCGCATCCCTGGTTATTCTGACAATCTCCCTGCAAGGCACGACTGGCTGACTGGTGAACCTATCTCATACGGAGGTGCTTTCAGCCGTACTGTAAACCCGTTTACTGTCTGGCAGGACAAGAATGATCCTGTACTTGACGAACTTGTTCGCCTTGGGCATGGCTTCACAGCTCCTCCCAAGAAGCTCTCCAGCGGCGGTGGTGAGGTGGAACTGGATTCTTCCCAGTATTCAGAGTTCTGCCGTCTTCACGGAACTGTACGCATAGGAAGGTACACGCTGCATGAGCGTCTTGAAAAGCTGATGAAGTCGAACGCATATGATATAAACCGTGAACGCTATGCAGATTCGTCTGACGAGTACACGTCAAGACGTGTCGTTATGGTACGCAAGTGGATTACAGCATACCGTAAGGTTGCTCAACGTGAACTGTTAGACAATCATCCTGAACTGGCGGCACAGCTTCGCAAATCCAGAAGTGAAGCTGTAAGAGCCAAACGAGGTAATCCAGTACAGGAACTGATAAACTACGGTAAATAAGTAGAGGCCCTGGTGTAACTAAGGATACACTGGGCCTTACTTTTATTCGGAGGTACTGATGGCTTACAGCTACAATCTACATGAGGGTGATGGGAGCAATAAAATATTTCAGGTTACGCTCCCATACATCGAAAAAAGCCACATAACAGTATATGTGGACGGTGTTGAAGAATCCGTAGAATGGATCAGCGATGGTGCTATTCAACTTACAAACGCCCCTGCACCTGGTGCTATCATAAAAATACAGCGCACTACACCTCGTGATAAGCGTCTTGTTGATTTCCAGAACGGCACGAACTTCACCGAAAAAGAACTCGACAACTCTGCGCTGCAACTTCTCTATATCGTACAGGAGACCTACGACGACCTTACAGAACAGATACAGGTCGATGCAACTGGAAACTTCAATGCTCTCGGCAAAATCATTTCAAATGTCGCTGACCCGATCGCCCCTCAAGACGTTGCTACACGTCACTGGGTTGAAACAGCACCTGAGACTAATATCTCTCAGGCTGTCGATGCAAAGAACGCAGCGGAAGTATATCGGAAT